ATCCGCCCAGCGCAGCACATCCTGTGAGCCGTCGAACGCGCGCCCGGCTGCCACGTCCAGTAGGAACGTCGCCGGCAATTCACCATTGGCCCCACGGAGTACCGGTAGAGCTTTCGCCACCTGGCCCACTTCCTGCCGCCAGTACTGGCCGTCGTCGCGCTTGGAATAGAGGACGAACGCCGCACCGTTCCAGCGCACCTTCGCCCCTTCCTGGCCGGAACAATCGAGGCCCGTCTCGGCGAACCCCGTGGCGTTGATCGTGACCAGCTTGTCGTTGTGGGCCTTGTTCGCATCCCAACTCGTCTGCGCCACCGCCAGGATTGATCCGTCCGGCGCTGAGGCCGCGTCGAGATGCACGAACAGCAGATCCAGTGACGTGACCGACCAGAGCACTTCCCCAGTCAAGAGCCTCACCGCTTCGACCGTGAACATGTCTGCCGACACGATCACCCACACCCAGCCCCCAGGCGTCCAGAGGACGCGCGAGAACACGCCGGAGCGGGTGCGCAGTGCCATCAGCTCACCTCGGCAGCGAGGACCAGAGGAGTCCGAGCGCGAGCAGGAACGCCGCCCATGTCACGAGGCCCTTGCCGCGTGATTCAACCAGCGCGTAGCCGGACAACGCGAGCGCGACAACCCAAAACAACAGTGGAAACGTCATGTCTCTGACTCCTTTGATGCGCCTGGTTTTCCAGCCCGCTCCTCTACTCGTCGAGCGATCCGTTGCCAGGCGAGCAGTTCCGCTTTCCGTCGGTCCCGATACATCCGCACGGCCATCCAGATCACCCCAAGCAGCGCGACCGTGATGAAGGCTCGATCCCAGCCGCGCGACGGGTGAACCGCCGTCCAGACTCCCCCGAGCGCCATCAGCATCAACGACCTGGCCGCACTCCGCAGCCCCTCATAAACGTGCAGCACTTCCCCATTCACCCCGCTCTGGCGCACGGCGCGCGAGTCGCGGATCAGGAGGAAGAGCATCCACACACTCGCGATCAGCCCGAGGCTCGCGACGAGCAGCCGACCCCACAACACGTTAGATTCCACGCTTCACGCGATCCTTCCGAGACGCCGGCACGCTCGCCTCAACAAACTTCCTGACGGCCGCCAGCCGAGCCTCAAGCTCAGAGATCCGAGCCGCCGTCGGTAACGGATCGACCCGCGCCGTCCAGCGCGCGAACCACCGCCGGACCCACGCTTTCACCGTCGGCCCCGTGCGGGGGGCAGCCACCCCTGCGTCAATCGCTCCGAGAGCTTCATGGCTTCTCTCGCCATCTCGACGGCCTTATCCGCGTGCGCGCACTTCTCGCGGTAGGTCCACCCGGCCACCAGCCAACCTTTGACGAGAGACGTGATCACCAAGCCCAGGAGGCCGATCACCGTCAACCGCTCAAAGTCGATCTGCGCCAGATCCATACTCACCACACCGCCTGTGCTTTCGCGCCAGCCTGCCAGCCGCCGCCCCATAACTTCGCCGCGTAACCGCCCACGGTGAGCCAGGACTTCGGCTTGACACCAGCCTCGAATTGCATCCCTTGCAGCGTGACCCCTGCGCTCGCATAACCCTTCTTGCCTGAAGGAATCGCCCGAACCGCGTCCGAGATCGCTGCCGACAGATCCGCCGACATCGGGCGCGCAAGGGACACCAGCGCCGGACTCACTGCGCTGATGTCCCCGGTGCGTTTCCCACGGGTACCGGTGCCGCGATCACCGCCGGGGTCGCCGCACTCACAACCAGCGGCCCAGACGCGCCAATGCCCAACTCGGGCAGGGCCGCCGTGATCGCGCTGATCGCCTTGTCAACCGTGACGCGCGGCAGATTCGCCAGGACCGCCGACACGGCCCCGTCCATCTGTTCGGACGGACTCATGCGCACGCCGCGCTCTTTCAGCTTCGCCGCAGCGAGTTCCTCCATCTTCTTGGCCCCCTGCTGCGCGAAGTACTTGAGCTGCGCTTCCTGATCGGCGTTGATCGACAGCCCTAACTTCCGCGCGAATTGCGTGGCAATCCACACCAGCAACATCCCGAGCGCCGACGCGATGATGCCGCCGACGACCTTGATGATCTCGGCGTACATCGGGTCGATCGTTTGCGCGATGATCAGATCCACACTCACTCCTTCACTGCTACTTCGTGCCTCGCAGCACGTCCATAAGTTCTTGCGGCGAGATCGCCACCACTTGCCCGCGATAGCGGACCGCGATCGAGACCGCGCCATCGAGGATGATCGTCAGGGCTTGTCCGCCTTGCGCCGCTGTCGGTTTCCCGTGCAGTTGCACGGCGAGCGCCGCGACAATCCCCACCGCTTGCCGCCGTGTATAGCCAGCCATGTCCTTACCGCCTTGGAGTCGCCGACACGCACGCGACTCGATCCGCATCGTTCTTTGCCGTGTTCAGACAGATTCGCTGCATGACGCCAAGGACGATCCACGACTGATCGCGCTCCGTGTCGAGATGCTTCACGAGGTCCGCCATCGCCGCGGCTTGTTCGCTCATCCCAACCTTCAGCCCTTTGACGTCTCCTCGCATCTCCACCAACACCAGCCAGAGGACCACGGCCAGGGCCACCGTCGGCAGACCGAACTTCGCGATCATGACCAACAGCGCCGGCAGTGCCGACAGGGGATTCGCCGCAATATCAGCGAAACTCAATCGCGCGCGCGGACGTTTCTTCGCCATCAGCCCACAAACTCGAAATGTCCAGGGTCAGGCGTCTTCATCCACCGACCTCCCCATCTGAGTCCCAATGACTCGCCGATGGCGCCCATCTTCAGCCAAATCGGATCGGTACCGTCCCATTGGATCTTGTCGGCACCGTGAAGCAAAAAGGTCTCGTACGGGGCGATATCAATCGCCAGTCCGTCCAAGTGCTTCGAGTGCTTCGTCCAGCTAACGCCCTTGGCCAGATTCGCCGCATGCTCCTCTGGCGTCCGCAACGTATCGACCACCAGGACGACGAGGCCCGCTTCGGTGCAGCGCGCCAACAGTTCGACCGCCAACGGACGAAAGCGCGGATCGAGATCGTTCAGTGCCCGGCTCATGCCAGCCCTCTCACTTAACCCTCACGCGCTGAATAATCGTCTCGGCGGGCGTCATGTCGTGTGCGATGCGAGAATCTTCCAGCCCGCCCCTGTGCCTGTCAGGGCCTGCCATTGATAACTCCAGCCCGGAGCGATGGCAAAGTCCGAGGTCCCGTTGACGCTATCGTCGGTCGTCTTCCCACGCACGACGCAGGCATTGGTTGACCCGCCGTCGTGGCGCGTCACGAGCACTCGGTATTGGCCGGTCGCTGGATTGACCGCTGCCGTCGTGAGCGAAGGGAAGACGATATTGGTGCCGGCCGTCGTGGGGGCCGCAATGATCGTGTGAATCGGTGTCGCTCCGGTAATATCTACTTCGTAGGTGGTCGCCGCCGTACGCACCGCGCCTAAGGCCAGCCCTTGCGCCGAGGCGAGCCCGCGCAAGTGAATCTGATCGGCGAAGTTGTTGCCAACTTCTAAGATGATTTCCCGAGCGGCCGTCACGCTATAATCGCGCCCTGGCTGGACATTCCAATCGCGTCCACCTGTCCAGTACATGTCCGCGCCGCCGAACACCTGCGCCAGCCAGAAGTCGCTCGACGCGGCCGGACCGACGAGCGCGAGATTGTAGCGAGACTCATCCTCAACTTTGACCGTCAGGTTCGCCGGGGACCCGACATAAGTCGCCGTGCCTTTCCACAGAAACTTACTGTCACCGCCGAACACGAGGCTGTTATTGAATTGCACAGATCGGTCTGGGGATGCCGGGGTCGCCGCGCCAAAGCCCGCCCCAGTCGTCACTGTGGCCGGCGCAGATGACGTAGCGGTCCCGCCGCCGAGCCAGGCCCGATAGACGTCCCGGAATGATCCTCGGAAGACGTCGCCGCTGACCGCGCGAATCGTTCGCAATACCCCGAGTGTTGTGGACTGGCCCCGCACTTCCGTGATCAGGAAGTCGGCATTGACGTTCCGTTTCGCCTGCGTGACCGTCGTCGTCTGCCCCGTCAAGAGCCCCACTTCATACGTGGGAATCGTGACTTCCGTCACGGTCGCGAGGAGCTTCGCCAGCGCCGCCGTGGCCAGTCCCGTCGCGACCGCCTTGTCCGTCACGTTCGGATAGGAGAGGACAACTTCGTAAGGACCGTTGGTTGTGATTTCCCCGGCATCCTCGACCGTCACGGCCTGCGGGAAGGTCACGTCGTAGTTGATCGAGATGGCGGCGAGGTTCGCGGGGGCGCCCGCCACGCGCTCGATCGTATGCGCAGCTGGATCGTATTCCCAGGTCGCCCCAAAGCCGGCGACGTCGAGCGTTTCGTTCGTGGCCGCGTTCGTGACGTAGCCCGCCCATGAGTAGGGATGCACCGTGCCGGGGGCAATCGGATACGTCAGGGTAAACGTATCGGTCACGCCATCGCCCGTAAAGGTATCCGTGACGCCGACGGTGCCCACCGGCCCAAACTTCACAATCACGCGGTTCGCGTATTGGTCGCGCGACCGGATGACTGTGATGTCGCCGTGTTCATGGCCATCGCCTGCCACAAAGTCAATCGGTGCCGCGACTGAACCCGCCTCGAACATGAGGAAGACTTTCGCTGGGCTGATCTCCCACAACCACGACTCACCTGTCCCCGAGTCTTCCGCGAGTTCCGTCAGGGTTTGCAGGACGGACGACAGCGACTCACCGTTAAATACCAGTTCCTGCGCGAACGTCGGCCCGGTCGGCTGCGAAGCGTGCATGGTCACGCCGAATAACCCCGCGCCGAGGTAGGTCGGAATCAAACCGTTGAGCACCGTTTCAAGCGTCGATCCGGCCGCAAACGTCGCCGTGACGAAGACCTTATCGGCCCACACGTTGAACGCATCGCAGGTGATCTCCGTCGCGATGTCATCGACGGCGGGTAAGCCGTTGATGCCGGTTTCGGTGGTTTTCGCGATGAGACCGCCAAAGATGTCCGTCCCGTCTTCAGACAGCAGCACTTCATGGCCGATCGTTGGGCGGTAGGCCGCCGCCGCGGAGATGATCGTCACGCGGAGATAGTCGCGGCCGTTCGACACCAGGCCGAAGTCGAGCGACGGCAGATGAATCGTCCGGCTGACCGCGTTCACGGATAGTGCGTAAACGGCCATCAGGCCAGCCTCAGCGTGCGGACTTCATCCGGCAGCCACGGCGTGATCGAGCGTGCGATCTGCTTGCCGTCCAGATAGGTATTCGTGGTGATTTCAATAGCCTGGCGCGGCGAAGCGAACCGGCCCGTGTCCGGGATCTCTTCGCCCGTGCGCGGATTGATCATCATCGCCGGGCCCGCGAGTGCCGCCTCGATCCGTTCGAGAATCGTCGCGATGCGATCTAGGAACGACTCAATCGAGGCCGAGAAACTGAGCCCAGACAGGTCCGTCAGGGCGTTGCCGAACTCATCCGTGAGTCGGCCTGCCTCCAGCATCTGCTGCAGGATCGGCCGCATAAACTCGGGAATCGCGAGTCCCATCTTGCGAGCGCGGTTGACCGTCTCATTGATCGCCTGCTGCATCAGGTCGAACGTGCCGCCCAGATCCGCGCCCGCGTCTTGGAACATCGTGAAGTCGGCAAAGAGCTGATCGAAGGCGTCATTCGAGCCGAGCTGGTTGATCTTCGTCCCAAGGCCGTCAATCGTCCCGCCGTAGCGTTCCGCCGCTTGGCGCAGCGCATCGATCCCGACCGGCCCGCTGAGGGCTTCCAAGGCCAGCCGCTGCGCCTCGGTCAGCTTTGTGGACTTCAGGAGTGAGTCAATCAGCGGCTGCATGGCCCGTGGCGCGACCCCGCCAAACAGCTGAGTCGCGGCCGTGAGCAGGTCCATCTGCTTGCCCACCGCTACCTGCGTCTTCTCCAGCCGTTCAAAGGCGGCCTCAATATCCTCAACCGGATCGGTTTGGTCTTCGCCCATGCGGGCGCCGAACCTATTCGCATTCTGGGGGCGCGGCCCCCCAGGCACCACCACATCTAAGTCAATAAGCCGACGCCACAGCCGTTCGCCTTCCGTGCCGAGCGCCTGCATCTTCTCCCGCAGCCCATCTATTGAGCCGGCGAACGTGTCGGCCCACTCCCTAATCCGGTCACGCCACGACGGCCCGAAGATTGCGCCGATGGCATCACCAACCATGTCCCCGAAGAGTGACCCGAGCATCGCGCCGATCCCAGGTAAGAATGCTGCGATTGTGTCGCCAAGCTGACCTAATTGCTTCGACAGCCAGCCGGTCACAATAGTGGCGCCGTCCTTGTCAAACTGCTTGCCGAGATGACGCGCAAGTGCGCTGCCGATCTCAGAACCAGCGAGCGCGCCCACTGACCGACCTATGCTTCCTCCCCCAGTGAGTGCCGCCAACACCGTGTCCGCGATACGCGACTGGAACGCTTTGAGCCCTCTAAGTAATTGATCGCCGAGCTTCGTGATAGGCGGGGCTTCTAGTTTCGGGATACCGATGCCATGCATCCCTCCGGCAGCGATGAGCGCCTTTTGCGCCGCCGCCCCAACGTTGAGTGTCTTTTCTATTTCTAGCCGATACTTCAGCCACCCTGGCGTGAGGTCCGTCAGCACGCCAAACTGATCTCTGATCGCCTTCGTGACCTGATCCACACTGCCGGACACTTTTAGTCCAGAGTTCGCCAGTGTGAGATGCGCCACCATCCAGTCATGCAAGAGCGGAGACACTTTGCCGCCCTCACGCATCAACTTGATGATGGTGCCCACCATCGCATCGACTTGATCGCTCGCGACCGTCAATCCCGCGCGCGCCATCTCCTTCAACGCTTTGTCGAGTCGGTTCAGTTCGTTCGTCGCATTCACGCCGCTGAAGGCTTCAAACATCTTCTTGACAGCCTCAGCCTCTTCCCGCGTCGTCTTCGTGAGGTCTTTGGATAAGCTGGCGTACACTTTCGCGGCCTCGGCCGATAGGCCGATCTGGGCAGCCGCTTTCTCAAAGCTATCGCCAACCGCTTGCGCCGCGTTCAACTGTTCCAGCTGTGCGCTCGTCAACTTTCCAATCTCGGCCCGCGCCGCTGCGAGCTTCGCCACATAGTCCACAGGCACGATCTGCCCGACCGCGCCAGACCCTGCGCCGAGGTCGCGCGGATCGAGCACCCCCATTGCTTTGACCTGTTTGATCCAGGCCGCCATGTCGCCAGCGAATTGTTCGTCTAGGAAGCGGCCGTGCGCCGCCCCGGCACCGCCGAGGCTACCGATCATGAATCCCTTGGCTGTTCGCTGCATGTCGGCGATGAGCTTGCCCCAGCCCTGGACTGCGGCTTCGCCGTCACGGAGTAAGGCGCCCAACGTTTCGGCGGAGCGAATCACGATCCCGTTGAAGAAGGCGTTCCATGCATCCTGCGCGGCTTTGAGCCGCCGGATCGTTTCGTCCGACATGACCGTGGCCGCATCGCCCAACTTCTTATAGCCATCAATCATGCCGGGGAGTAATTCGCGCGCCCCCTTGCCAAACAGGTCTTGTGCGACATTGGCGCGGAGCATCGGATCTGAAATCTTCCCGACAGCATCGGCCACGGCCAGGAAGGCATCCTCGGGCCGCATGGCGCGGATCTCAGCCCACTTCAGCCCAGCCTTGGTCAGCGCGCCGACTGTGCTCGTATCGCCCTCGGCGAGCTTGTCGTTGAGAATGCCGGCCGACCGAGCCATCGCCTCTTGTGACGCCCCAGATTGCTTCGCCGCGAAGCTGTATCGCTGGAACGCCTCGGCTGAAAACCCAAGGGCCTTCGACTGGTCGCCGATGGCAGACGCCGCGTCAAACACGGTCTTCGTGAAGTTGACGACCGCGCCCACGCCAAACGTCACGCCCATCAGCCCGGCCGCCCCCTTCAGACCAGACCAGATCCGCGACAGGATCTGCTCGCTCTTACTGAGCCCGTCCGTGGGAATCATGGTGCGTAAGGCATCCGCCGTCGCACGCATCGCCGCCGGCACGGGCCGGTTCGTGCGCTCGAGCTTATCGATGGCCCGTTCCAAGAATCCAAGTCTCGACGCGGCTTCTTTCGGGTTGAGCGCCTTGACGCCGTTTTCGAGTAACCCAATCGCCGCGACCATGCGATGCGCCGTCTCGATCAGCCGGTCGCCGCGCATCGCCTCGACCATCTTCTCGGCCCCCTTCTGGACGGCCTCAATCTGATCGAGCCCTTGCGATAAATTGCGCTTTAACTCGGAGGTGTTATCCGCCCACCTGACGATCTGCGTGAGGACCATTACAGTCCCACCGCCTTCGCCGTGCGCTCGACCGCCTCTTGCATCCCGCTGGCATAGAGAGGTACCTCGTCTTCGCGCGCCGGTCGCATGTAGGACCGTGCCGACATCTTCACTGTGCTGTATTCCAACCAGATAGGCAGGTTCGCGGGCTTGCCTTGCGGGGCTTTTGACTCGACGAGGAATTGCTGTTCGGACGGGGCGTCTTCGCGCACGCGGATCGCCGCCGCCGTGTCGCCCGTGCCGTGCGTCTTCTCGGTCAGAATCCGAGCAGCGTTCTGGCCGATCCGATGCGCCGACCGCATGGCGACCGCGCGGAATGCCATCCGCATGGCCTGCGGCAGCCGCTCGACCGTCGCGTGGGCTTCTCGCATCCCGGTCTGTGTCACGCGCCCCTCAGCCATCTACACGTCCTCTCCCAAGAGACGCCGATCGAGTTTGGCCCGCTCCGCTCGTTCCTCTTCGCGCCGATGGCGTTCAATAAAGAACGCCTGCCACATGGTCAGCTCCATTGAACTCATCGCCTCCAGCATCACGCCGACGGGCTGTCCGAGTTCGACGGCGAGGCTGAAGACGAAGTAGTCGAAGCTGCTGGACTCGGCGAAGGCTGCCCCAATTCGTCAAGATCCTTCTCCGAGATCCCAGACAACTCCGCCGCGACATTGGCGATCCGCTCGATCACATCGGCGCGGACCGCTGACAACTTCTCGACATCCGCCTCGGTCAACTTCGGGTCAACGCAACAGAAGACGCAGAGCTGTTCCCGGAAGGCATCGAGGTTCCGCTTCTGTTTCCCCCGATGTTCCGTGATGAATTTCTTCTCGAACTGCGTCCGTTCGCGTGCCGTCATCCCGCGCAGGACAACATCGCCGCCCAACTCTGGGATCGGCACGGTTTGCGTCGGCACCTCAGTCGCCGACAAAAGCATTTCGCGTGTGAGCGCCATAGGATCTGGTCCCTTTCAGTGATGCGCGAGATCGCGCCTTACGTCGAACTCGTCAGGCGGCTCAGCGTGCCCAAGACTTTCAGGCCCGCCGTGCCGCGATCCGCTTCGGCCACGTCGCCGCCGGTCTCCACGAAGTCGCCATCGATCTGCACCTGGCCCTGCCATTCAGGATTCGCCGCCGACCGCACGCCCGTGCTGGATCGCAGGACGAATGGCACGCCGGACGTGCCCGACGAGTTGAGCAGCGTGTTCAGCACCGTGTTGACGCCGGCGACAATCGACGACCCGGAGGAACTGGCGTCGAAGTTGTTGAAGTAACTCATGCGGACGGCGGCCCGCCGCAGGAACGGTACGAGGAACGAGTCCCAGGTATCCGAGAGACCCGTGACATCCACTGGGGCCCGACGGCCCGTGAGGAGTTCGAGTTGATGCACGTCCGCGGCAATGTCGTAGCCGTTGAGCGTGATTTGCGGTTGTTCGAATAATCGTTTCGGAATTTTCTCAACGCCTGCCTTCTAGCCTGATTTGGCCAACACGAGACATCGCTCAATCTGATCGCGGCTGCGACCAGCGCGAATGTCTGCTTCAGAGAGTCGAAGGACCGACAGCCCATTGGCGCGCATATACTCGTCTCGCGCCGCATCCTGAGTTGTACGGTCCCGGTGCCAATACGATCCATCGCACTCAACCACGAGCGAATGGGCAGGGATAAACACATCTGCGACATATCGGCCAACACGGTGTTGCGGGATAAAATCAATACCCAGCGCAGTTAGCACGACGCAGACGATCCGCTCTATCGATGACGGATTCGCCAGATAGATCCGTGACCGCTGGGCCGTCGCCTTGGGTGAGTTCTTCATGGCGATAGACATGCGCTGGCGGTGCGTCTCAGTGCGTGGTCCTCGGCGCTTAGCCGCCGCTGACATGTGCTGCCGCGCCTCAGGCCCGAATGTGCGTCCAGTATTCGCCGCGCGCAGAATAGCGGCATGTTGCGGGCTCAGCGGCACACCTCTCCTGGCCGCATGCGCCTTCGCTCGGTTCTTGGCACTCGCCTCACGGAAGGCCGTCGATTGGCGGATCGCGTCTTTATGAGACTGAGACGTAGGTCGCCCTAACTTGGCAGCACTCATGCGATCGTTATGCGCTCGGAGAGACGTAGATGCCCGCAGCGATGCCGATAGATGCATCTTCGCCTCTGGGCTCTTAGGCTTGCCCTTATTGCCAGCCGAAATGGCGGCGCGGTGTTCGGCAGACAGAGGCCGTCCGCGCTTCATCGCCGCAATCTTTGCCTTTGTCTCAGCCGTGTGTGACTTCACGCCCATCCGCTACTCCTGAAAAGTGAAACCGGCAGCGCCGGCAGATCCATTCGTTGTGTCCTACGGACACCTGCAAGTATTCGGGGTGCAGACAGTGCCCGCCTTCATCGAACTCGGCGGGCTCGGGCTCATCGCGCGGCACCAACGCATCGCGAATCTCCGTCAATAACCCCACAACGGCGACAAACTGCGCGTCGGTCATGCCGTCTGCTCCGTCCACACGCGAAAGGTCGCAATGTGCTGAAACGTGGTGACGCCATTGATCACCTCGTCGAGTTCGACGTTTGTCTCCCACGTCAAACCGAGCATCTGGTGGGGACTTGTCAACGAGAGCGTTTGGGCATTCAGGGCTTGGATGGCCGCACTCCGCACGCGCACGCCCGTGCGCTCGCTCTGGCCGTCACTCACCGCGATCACATCCACGAGCGTGTGCGCGCCATACCGACTCGCCGTATCGACGCGCCGCCCGGTCGGGAAATTCACCTTGACGTAGGGTTTCGCCTCCGTAGACGAGACCTGCGTGAAGCTCCGGCTCGACACGAGCGCCGTCACGCCGGACGAACTGCGCAGCCGCGTGATCAACGCGCCGGCGATCGCCTCATCGGGAGACTGGCGGGTCATCCCTGCACCTCGCCACACTGCAACAGGAGCCGCCGCTTCTTCCCCTCGTCATCGACCGCCGAGTGGATTTGGAGCGTCTGCCCGTCCCACTCGACTTCCCACGTCGGATCGATCCCCGTCGTGTAGGGCACGTCGAAAAAGTAGCCATGCCGCGCAGTAATCTGCTGCGCCGCGAGGGCTTCTTTCGTACGCTCATCAAGCGGCGTCACTTTCGCCCACATCTGCTGCCGGCGAAAGACGTCAGTGCTCGACACGGTGCCGCCCATGCCGTCATCAGACGTCTGCGCCAATCGCACCGTGATCCGGTGGCGCCGTTCACCAATTGGCGTGCGAGGACTCTGGTACGCCATCAGCCCCACTCCGGCAGCGCGAGTTCATCGGCCACGACTTCATACATGAGCGCGTCTTGTTCGGCCTGCGATTGGTCGCCGCGAAACTCATAGGCGCGGGCGACCATCTGCTTGAGCTTGGTTTTCGCCATCTCCGGCACGCCGCCCGATCCCGAACTCGACGTGTAGCCCGCCGTGAATCGCACGATCACCGGGTTGACGATCCGCGTGGCTGTTGGAAACGTGAACCCGCCGAAGGCCACAACGCGGCCCGGCTCGCTGGCGATGTCGGTGTAGAACTCCGACGTGTTCATGGACGTGCCGCCGGTATCGGTCGCGTCCGTGTCGGTAAAGCCCTTGATTGATCCGATCGACACGAGCGGCGACCGGGGCAACTCGATACTCAGACTCGGCACCTGGTTCGGGTAGAAGTCGAATATTTCACGGGGGAGGGCCCGCTGCGTCCACTCCTGATACCGCGCCCGCGCCGTCTTGATGAGGGCTTCAATCAGGGCGTCGTCCTGCGTTTCCGAGTCTTCGATCTTGAGCCAGTCCTTCATTTCAGAACGGGTCACGGGCTCCCAGGTGGAGGCGGTCACGAGGACGAGGCGGCCGTCGCAATAGCCACTCATATGACGTTGACCTCGATCACGTCTTCGTCTTCGTTCGGGAAATAGACGACTTTCGAGAGCGTATCGACCACCTTGAACCGCAACTTGTAGGGCGTATTCGCCGCGACGAATTGGGACGACGTGGGCGCGAAACTCACGACGCCGGTCTCCGAACTCGTCACCGTGATCCCGGACGTGCTGCTATGGATCTGTGTCCCGTAGCAGTTTTTCATCCACAGCGAGACGGTCAGCCCAGTCAGATCCACAGGCGTCCCGTCCGCTTCCAATCGGAACGGCAAGGCCCCGGTCCAGCCTTCAACGACGGAAGTCAGGGGTTCACTCATCCGGCAAACTCCACCGTGCGACGGCCGGTGACGAACTCCACGGTGCGCCACGGGCCGGTAAAGACCACGGTCGCCCGGATGATGTTCGTGGGCAGTTCCGCCCCGCCAACGAACGTCACGGTCGGCGCCGAGACCGCAACCGTCTGGGCTCCGGCCGTGAGAGTCGATGTGCCAGCCGTGAGCGTGGCTGTCGGCGCACCGACCGCGACGGATTGCTCCCCGGCCGGCAGGTTGTTGACCGCCGCCAGAGTCGCCGTAGGCGCCGAAATGGCGACGGACTGGTTGCCCGCACTCTGCGTGATGGCCCCGGCCGCGACAGCCGCCGTCGGGGCAGACACGGCGATGGTCTGCTGCCCCGCCACGAGCCCGCTCGCCGAACTGACGCTCGCCGCCGGAGCGGAGACGGCGACCGTGTTCCGGTTCGCCTGGAGCGTCGTGGACGGCGCCGAGACCGCCGTCGGCGCGGACACTGCAACCGTTTGCTGGCCCGCCGCACGGCTCACCGTCCCGGCGGTCAGGGTGGCCGATGGCGCGCTGACCGCAATCGTCTGCCCGCCGGCCGCGCGCACGGTGGCGGTATTCGCCGCCGCGGTCGGAGCAGAGATGGCAACCGCCTGCGCTCCGGCCGCAAGGCTGACCGTCGTCTGACTGACCGCCGTGGGAGCAGAAATCGCAATCGTTTGCGTGCCAGCCGAGACGCTGGCGACCCCCGCTGAGGCTGTGGCTCCAGGCGCGGAGATGGCAATCGTCTGCTGGCCGGCCGAGAGAATCGCGGCCTGGCTGACCGTGGCGGTCGGCGCCGAGATGGCGATGGTGTTCGCGCCGCTTCCGAGGCTGACGGCTCCGGCGGCGACCGAGGCGACTGGCGCGGAGACCGCGATGGTCTGGGCGCCGGCCGAGACCCCTACGGTGCCAGCCGCCGCCGTGGCCGTCTGGGCGGATACTGTCAGGGTCTGTGAGCCGGCCGCGATGATGGCGGCCTGGCTCAGTGTCACGGCCGGCGCCGAAACCGCGACGGTTTGCGTGCCAGAGCTGAGGCTGACGCCACCCGCCGCAAGGGTGGCTGACGGAGCGGAGATCGCGACCGACTGTGCCCCGGCCGCCAGCGTCGACGTCCCGGCCACACGCACGGCCGTGGGGGCGGAGATGGCGATCGTCTGAGTCCCGGCGCTGACCCGAACCGTCAGACTCGCCGTGGGGGCCGAGACGGTAATCGTTTGACTGCCGGCGGCGAGCGCCGAAGCTCCGGCCGTGAGCGTGGCCGCAGGGGCACTAATGGCGACCGTCTGCTGGCCAGCGGACAGGCTGACCGTCGTTGTGCGTGTCGCCGTCGGGGCCGACAGAGCAGTCGTGTTCGACCCCGCCGACAGGCTGACCGTGCCGGACGCGGCGACTGCCGTGGGCGCACTGACGGCGACGGACTGGCTCCCGGCGGCCAGCGCGACGGCCCCAGGCGTGGCCGTCGCGGTCGGAGCCGAGATGGCAATAGACTGTTGGCCGGCAGGCAGGTTCTGAGTCGGAGCCCCGGCGGGCGTAGCACTGACCGACACCGGCCCGAACCAGCGAATCCCGCGCTGGAACACCGGCCGCTGGAAGTGAATCGGGACGGAGACCCCGCCGACGCCAACAGTGGCCGCCGGGGCACTGATGGCCACGGTCTGAGAGTTCGCGCTAAGCGTGACGCTGCCAACGGCGACGGTCGCCGGAGGCGCACTGACCGCCACCGTGAGGGCGCCGGCCGGAAGAGCCATCGCCGCCGTGGCTGGAGGCGCCGAGAT